CAAGAATGGTTAGATAAAATTGAGAAGAATGACGAAAGAGAATTGTTTGAGATGAAGAGAAAGAAGGAATTCCTTGATGAGTGCACTAAATTCAGAAAAGGTGGATAAATAAAAGCAGCCAATGCTGTCTATAAATGCCATCATTCCAGACATTCAAAGATTTGAGCATTACGTTCAAAAAACATCCTGTTACTGACGATCTAGTACAGGTGAAGGATAAGTCTGCGATTGCACAGTCTATAACAAACTTGTTAATGACAAGAAAGGGTGAAAGACCTTTCCAACCTGAGTTAGGATCTGGTTTAGATAATGTATTATTTGAACCATTAGACTACGGTTCTGCTGCACTGATAAAACAAGAAATATCTCAATGCATTAATAGGTATGAACCAAGAATAAGAGTACAAAAAATTTATTGTAACGTTGATTTTGATAACAATGGTTACAATGTTGAAATGCAGTACAAAATTGTAGGTAGAGACGACAGACCAGTGGCGGTAGACTTCTTTCTAGAGCGTACAAGATAATGCCATACACTCAGGTATCCAATTTAGATTTTGAACAGATAAAAGTTTCTCTCAAAGAGTATATGAGATCGCAGTCAGAATTTACTGACTATGATTTTGAGGGAAGTGCATTATCAACTTTAATTGACACACTTGCTTATAATACTTACTACACAGCATTTAATACTAACATGGTGGTCAATGAACTATTCATTGATTCAGCAACGTTAAGAGACAACGTAGTATCAATTGCAAAGCAACTAGGGTATAGACCTAAAAGTGCTACATCTCCTACAGCATATATTTCATTTAATATTAATTACACTAACCCTACAACTGACACTGAGTTAATATTACAAGCAGGAACAGGATTTATTTCATCATATGATAACAATGTATATTCTTATGTTGTAACTGATGATGTTCTAGCACAAGTTATAAACAACGTTGCTACATTTACTAATGTTCCTATTCGAGAAGGCACACTTCTTACTAACACATTTACTATTAATACTGCTATTAAGAGTCAAAGATTTATTTTAGATAATCAAGATATTGATACCAATACAGTCAGAGTACAAGTATATCCTAGCGGTGGTACATTTAATGAAGAATATAAAGTTGCCGATAACATTTTAGGTGTTGATGGTGATTCAAAAGTATTTTTTATAGATGAGATTGAAGATCAAAGATATGAAATACTACTAGGAGATGGTGTTCTAGGTAAGAAGATTGAAAATAATTCACGTATTGAAGTATCTTATCTTACAACTTCAGGTCCTGAAAGTAATGGAGTTAAGACTTTTGTATTTACTGGTGTTGTACAGAATCCAAATGGTGTAAGTCCTAATGCCTTTACAACTACAGTTACATCAACTACACCTTCTTCGGGCGGTGAAGAGATAGAAAGCACTGCTAAGATAAAATACACTGCTCCTAAGGCATATGGCACACAAGACCGTGCAGTGACCGCACAGGACTATGAAGCAATTGTAAGAAAAGTATATCCAGCAACAAGTGACATCATTATATTTGGTGGAGAGGATCAAGATCCACCAGAGTATGGTAAGGTCTTTATTGTATTGAAACCGAATGATGCAAGTTATCTCACATCATTGACTAAATCACAAATTATTTCTGATCTTAAAAAATATGTTGTTGCGTCTGTAGAACCAAGAATAGTAGATCCTTCTATTCTCTATGTTGAGATGACAAGTAAGATTTTCTACAATGGTGGTGTGACAGATCAAATACCATCACAAATTAGTGATAAGGCAATTTCTAGTGTACAATCTTATATTGATACAAGTGATACTGAGAAGTTTAATGGTAAGTTTAGATATAGTAAGTTTGTAGGTGTAATAGATGATGCTGATATTAGTATCAATTCTAATCTCACCAGTGTCATGATGAGAAAAGACTTCTATCCACAGTTAAATTCTACCTTCTATTATGAGGTATGTTTCCAGAATGCCTTTGATGAAGACTGTGATGATCCAGTCTTGTCATCTACTGGTTTTAGGGTGACTGAGTATCCTAATTTTGATGTTTACGTTGAAGATAGGGATAAGAAAATTGTCCTATATAGACTAGATACCGTAACTGGTGAAAAGGTTGTCCTTGACAGTGATATTGGCGACATAGATTATGTAAAAGGTGAGTTAAAGATGTATGCCTTAACAATTATTAAAGGTAGTTTCTTTGATAATCGTATTTCACTAAGAGTAAAACCTCTATCAAACGATATAAAAGCAATGCGTGAAGTATATCTTGACGTTGACGTTGCTAATTCATCCTTCACTGCATATAAAGAGTAAGTAAATGGTTGCTGCTAAGACAAAGCGAATCTCGACTCTAATAGAAACTCAACTTCCTGAGTTTATTAGTACAGAATATGAACTTTTTACCAAGTTCATAGAAAAGTATTATGAGGCACAGGAGGTACAGGGTGGTACGTTAGATGTTATCAGCAATCTTCAAGACTATGCTGATATAGATTACTATGAACAAAACATACTTAGACAATTTAATACTTTGGATGTTAGTATCAGTAATACTGATGACACAATTGTATTACAAGATGCAACGAGTTTTCCGAAAGCAGACGGATACGTCAGAATAGATGATGAGATAATATTATATGCAACTAGAACTGATACTACACTACAAGGTTGCACACGAGGTGTTAGTGGTAACGTAACTCTTGGTGATTTGTATCATGAGACTCAATTTGAGACTACAACTGCTGCTGCACATGTTGCTGGTCAGAAAGTTCATAATGTTAGTAATCTTTTCTTATATGCATTTGTCAAGAATTTTGAAAAACAATATCTAGGTTCTTTTCCTGAGAAATATCTTAGAGGTAGTGTTGATAAAAGAACTCTAATAAAAAACATACAGAATTTTTACAAAGCAAAAGGAACTGATAGTTCTATTAAGTTTGTTTTTAATAGTCTTATTGATAAAGATGTTGATGATAACGCACGTAGAAATTTACAACAATTTGAGTGGTTTATAAAATCTGAGTTTGATAATATTGCAATAGATGTTACAAATCCAAGTGGTGAATTTTTAGTTGGTGATAGAATATTTCAGAATGGTGGAAATTCTAGCGGTGAAGTTGCTAAGGTTGTTAGGAATAATCAAAATGTAATTACAAGATTATATCTAAGACAACTATCAGGTTCATTTGCAAGTTCTGATGTTATATCAGGAAAGTTAGGAGCATCGTTTACTGCTTCTACAGTGTATAGTTTTCCAAATGGTATTTTCTACATTGATTTTGGTGAAGAAGCAGAAGAGTTTGGAAATTTTGAACCTGGCAAATATTATCTTGCACCAGAAAATATAAAAGTACAGCAGAACTATCAGATTATATGGAATCAATCTGATCCTTCTAACTTACCTATGCCAGTTCATCCTGATGGTCATCCTATGAAGTTTAGTACGACTAGGGAAGGAACATTACTTGGTGGTCAGTTATATTACAATAGTGATATTGTCAATGGTGTAAAGACTAATTATACCAATACATTCCAACCTGAGTTTATAATGGACTTAGGTGAGGATGAGAAAATTTATTACTATTGTGCATACCATCGTTACATGTCAGGTCTTGATGGTGATGAAGGTTACATGGTTCTCAGTACTGAGGAGGAAGAAGAGGAAGAAGGAGAAAAGGTATTTAAACCTGAGGTATATAAACCAAGAGATTTTACATATAAATCATCCGATGCTGATTGGATAAACGTATACGCACTTAAGTGTAAGGTTGTATCTGGTGACGTAAAAAATTTAATAGGAAAGAAAATTGTTCAGTCTGATACAGTTGAATATGACTATGCAGATGCTGTTGTAGATAATGTATACGCAGATGGAACTAGAGACGGAGAGATAATTTACAATATTGTTTTAGCACCAGAAACAGTTAATGGTTCATTTGGTGTCTCAACTAAGACTCAACTTGAGAAACCATTGTCAGGCACTGCATCTACAGGAGATAGGATAAATGTATTTTCTACTGTTGGATGGGACTCTACAGGATCAATATTGATTGGAGATGAGGTAATTACGTTTAGTGATAAAAATATATCTCAGTTTATTATTGATAATAGATCAGCACAAAACGCTGTACCTCATGTAGTTGGTACACCAGTGTACAAACCAGTCACTTTAGTAGGATCTGGTGTCACATTATTAACGATGGGTATTGTATATAATTTACAACCATCAAATTCGCAACCATATTCTGCAGTTGGTGATAAAATTCAAGTATCAAATCCTGGTTTTGAAACTGCTGATTCTAAAATTGTAAATGTAGGAACAAATCAAACTAGATGGATATTAGGATCTGGTGCATCAGTTAATATTCCTACATTTCCAACAACTGCTACTTCATTAAATCAAGTTTCTACTGATGTATCTGCTATACTTGCAGATGATCAATATTATTATATTGCTAGTTCTAGTTTCCCATCACATAAAATTTTAGATGGTTCTACTTTTAATCAAACATTATTAGATCAAAAAATTCTTCGTATTATTAGAAAGCAAGCAACAAGAACTACAGAAACATATCCTACACCTAAGAGAGATATTGGTATTGGATTAAATGGTGTTCCTTTTTATGGTTATAAAGATGCAGAAAGTATTAGATATGGAAGATTAGAACAGATTAAAATTAGTCTTCGTGGAACTGGGTATGTAAGACCACCATTTGTATTAATTGATCAGGTACCTAATAAAGCAAGAGCAATACTTGCTGGTCAGGTTGTAGAAAGTGTTGTTGTAGATACAATTGATGTATTTCCTAGAACTCCTGATATATTAATTACTTCTGGTAGAAATGCTGCTGTTCGTGCTGTAGTTACTGGTGGTAAAGTAACAAGTTTAATACTTGATAATCCTGGTGAATTTTATTCTTCACCTCCACAAGTTGTAATCAGAGACAATGCTGGTAGAGGTAGATTTGCTGAATTTGAGGCAGTTGTCAATACTGATGGACAGATTACTGGATTTAATAAGATTGCAGAGGGTAATTTCTATAATCAGAATACTGTAATAGTAGACATAGTTCCAGTAGGCAGTGGAGCAACTGGCATACCACTTCTTAAAGAATGGAATTTTAATAGATACAAAAAATTAGAGTCTAAACTCGATACAGAAAATGGTTATGTGTTTGACAACTACAATAATGTATTAGAGTATGGTTATGGTTATGCTGCAAACCCGAAAGCACTTCGTGTTGCTCTTAGTGATAACATAAACAGTGCTGGAACTGAACCAGCATCTAAATCACATTCACCTATTATTGGTTTTGCTTATGATGGCAATCCAATTTATGGTGCATTTGGTTATGAGAATCCTTTAGATTCTACGTCATCTATTATTAGAATGACATCTAGTTATTCTATCAATGGTAGTAGATCTGAAGGACCTGATTTGATAAACTATCCTATTGGAACATTTGTCAATGATTACACCTATACCCACAAAAGTGGCACACTAGATGAAAACAATGGAAGATTTTGTATTACCCCAGAATTTCCGCAAGGAACTTATGCTTATTTCATTACTATTGATAGCAATCAAGTACCGCAGTATCCATACATTTTAGGAGAGAATTTTTACTCTTTACCTGTTGATAGTAATTACAATTCTGACATCAATCAGAATGATATTCCTAAAAAAGCAAAACATTTTTATCAAGCAGGAATGCCACGTAATGGAGATGGTTTCCTTGCACAAATAGAAGAAGTAAGACAAGGAAATGTAGAAGGCATTAGTGTAGTAGATTCTTCTAATAATTTCTCAATAAATTCTCAAGTATATTTTGACAATACTGGAACAGAGGGTTCAGAAGCAGAAGCAATTATTAATTCTGTAAAAGGTAAGACTGTATCTTACTTGGAGTCAAAAGAAAATAAAGTTGTTAAGTTAACAATTATCCAAAGTGCATACTTATTTGCAGATGATACATTATCACAACCATCATCTGGTGCATCTGGAACTATTGTCGGAACTGTTAAAAACGATAGTACAATTGTATTAAAAAATGTTAGTGGCACATTCGATAACACTGGCACATTTTCTGCTGCAATCAAAACATTTGATGTATTGTTAGATCAAAGAAGTTCATATACTAAAGGTGCAATATTAAGTTTGACTGATGGTGTTAATGCACCTATCGCTACTGCTGAAGTATTAGAAGGAACATCTTCTCAAAACGTAGTTCAGATCAAGGTTCTTACTGGTACATGGATTGTTGATGATACATATTTCTTACAATCTGATGATTTGTTTAATACATCTGGAACAAGAATTGTAAGACTCACATCTCTCAGTGATGGACTAGAACCATTTGAGGTTAATCAAAGTGTTGCTCTAGTAGAAACAACAGAGAATCATGGATTAGGAATTGGTGATCAAGTAACAATTGATATCAATCCTGATGATTCTACTAAGACTAAAAATTACTATGTAAGAAAGAGGTTATATCAAGAAGCAATTCTAACACCTCCTAGTGCAAAAACAAATATTAATTTTACTGGAATAGGAAGATATGAAATCCTTAATGGTGGTGCTGATTACACAGCTGGTACTTACACTAGCATTGCTCTTACTGGTGGATCGGGATCTGGAGCAACTGCTACCTTTACTGTATCTTCTGCAGGGGTAGTTTCTGGTATACAAATACAAGATGCTGGTGCAGGATATGCAAGAGGTGATTACCTATCTGTTGCTGATGAAGATTTAGTAAGATCTGGTGCATCACAATCAACATCAAGATTCACAATATATGTTGGTCATGTAGGTGTTGCTGCTGGTGCAACAAAAATTACTGTAGACAGTGCACAAGGATTTGCAACAGATGATCTAATACAAATTGGTCAAGAAGTTCTAAAAATTGCTGGTATAAATGGAAGTGATATTTCTGTAATTAGAGGACAAGAGGGAACTGCTGATGTAGATCATTTTGATGGACAGGAAATATCTCTTTACAAAGGGCAATATAACTTTACAAATAATTACCAAATATTTACTGGTTCGTTATCAGGTTATATACAATCATATGATCCTGTAACACATAAGATAGTCGTTGTATATGATTATGCAACATTAAACACTAATGCAAATAAAGTTGTGTTAAGTTCTAGTTTCTTTGATACTAGCACACCACAGAGATTAGTTGCTGTGACATCTGCTGAAGATGTGTTGTATAAGTTTGAGTTCTCAGAAGATAATAGTACATTTGTACCTAACCCTAACATAGATCTACAAGAATTTTACAAGTATAAATTTGACACGTCTCATTCTAGTCTCACTGGGACTTACTTTGATATTAGTCCAAGTAGTAGTTATAATTTAATTACAGTAGAAAAAACAGAATCAACTATTTTACCTGGTAATGCAGGATCATTTACGGATGTTAAGTTTGGATTTGGTTACAGAGATGCATCAAATACATATCAAACAAAAGTAGGAACAGATTTTACAAACTTCTACTACTTTGATAATAAAAATATAGTAAATGCAGAAGGAGCATATTTTAAAATAATAACTGATCCTCTACAAGGAACTAAAACACTCAATTATGTTACACCAAATCGCTTTGTTTATGATGTTACCAGTACTCCTCTTTGGGATGGTTCTGGATCCATTTCTTACACTACTACTGGTCAGTTCGCTATCGGTAAGATTAATACAGTCGGAATTGTAAATTTAGGATTAAACTACAAAAAGGTTCCAGTTATTACTGGTGTTGATCCTACAGAATCTTATAGAGCAGCAGCAACTGTAATATTTGATACAGCATCACAGATAATTACTGGAGTTAATATTACAAATGAAGGATCTAATTATGTAAATCCTAAAGTTGTAGTTACAAAATCTGATGGTGTAGATGTAAAATTTAATGTTCTTGTAAGAGATGGTAAAGTTACTTCTATTACTGTAGATAAACCAGGCAAAGGATATACTTATGCTCCAGAAATTGTAATCATAGAAGGAGATGTAGAGGCATACGCTGTAAGTAATAGTATAGGAGTTCCACAAACTGTAAGAATTACATCAAATGGTGGTGCATTTCACTTAGATGAAACTGTATCTTCTACTTTCCGTTCTAATTATGTTCTTGCTTTAAAAGATTACAATGGTAATTTTAGATTAGGTGAACAAGTAGTACAAAAAATTAATAATGCAGAAGTGTTTAGAGGAACAGTTGTAGAATGGAGATTTGGATCTAATTTACTCAAAGTAGCAAACACTACTGGTATTGTTCGTGAAGATATTTCTATAGAATCTACATTGATGCCAGTGTCTGGTATTGTACAATCTATTTTTGTAACTACTTTTGATGAAGAAATTTCTAGTTTTTACGATAACTTAGGTTACTATCAATCAGACAAAGGAAAATTAGGTGTACAAAATCAAAAAATATTAGATAGTTTTTTCTATCAAGATTATTCCTACGTTATAAAATCAGGAACATCTATAGAACAGTGGCGTGATCTTATTAAAGCAACAACACACCCTGCTGGTTTTAAATTATTTGGTCAGGTAGACGTTGAGGCAACTGCTCAAACTGAGATGCCTGAGAATTCACAGAAAGCAGCACACTTTACTGTTGTACAACTTTGGGATCCTAATAAAAATAAAATTACAGTTGAAAACACAAGAAGAACTGTTACACAGACTGTACAAAAAGTAGAGAATCAAAGAATACGTAGAGGTATTGGTACAGCAGCAACAAGTGAATTTAATTTTAACGAAGTAGAGATATTTGAATTTACGTTAGGTGCAGTATTTGATGGTGCATTTGATAGTGATGGTAGATTACAGGGAACCACATCATTTAATACATTAAAAAATGGAGTAGCATTTTCTCTTGCAGATGGCAAACAGAAAAATATGATTGTAACTCTTGATGGAGTTATACAAGAACCTGGCGTTTCTTATACAATAACTAATGGAAAAATTGTATTTTCAGAACCACCTCTAGCTGGTGTTGGTTTCTACGGAAAAGTATTTACATTTAAAGACGACCAATACAATACAAAATACTTTAAGAAGATAAGAAATATATTCCAACGTGGTGGAACATGGATTGATGCTGCTAATCAAATTGAAAGAAACGTTGAGTTTATTGTAAATGAAACTGTTGGATATGGTAAGACGAATTATCCCTCATTAGATTGGGCAACAAAGCAAGATGATTATGAAAGAAATATTAGAGCAATATTAGATGCATATCAACATGATATTAGATTTGGTGGTAATATCAAGACTATTGATTACTCATCAATATTCAATACTGATAGCGACTACCTTTACATTCAAAATAATAAAACTGAATCTATTTCTATATTTGGATATGCAACTAGGTTAGCAAAACTTGCTATTAGAAATTGGGATTTTATTGATGTTAATATTGAGTATATTCAAGGACAAAATACAATTAAAGTTTCAAGCACTGATAATCTTGCTGTTGGTTTACATGTAAGTTCTGGTAAATCATATCCAACAGGAACTAAAATTGTATCTATTGATAGTGAAACACAAGTCACAGTAAGTAATGCTGCACTTGCAAACTCTGGTGGTGGAGGTGGTGCACCATCTGGAACCACTCCTGTAAGTGGCACAGGAAGTACAGGTTCGCTTCCTACTAGCACAATTCAAGTTCCACTTGGTAGTACATACAATGTGCCACCTGGTGCAACTGTCACAGTACCTCTTTCATTCTCAGGTTCAACACAAGCAAAATTTGGTTGGAGTGCGTTGAACAATGGTATGTTCTATAAAGCAGGAGAATTAATTGATCTCAATAGATCATATATTATATCACAATCTTTAACTTGGGCACAAACACAATATCCCTCATTAAATTGGGGATCTCTTGCAACTAAGTGCGGTAGAGATATTGGTCTTATCATAGATGCATATGTGTATCACCTTAAGTTGGGTGGTAACTCCAAAATTGTTGAAGCAGCACAACTTTACTACCAAAAGAATGATTATCCATATGGCGAAGAGTTATATTACATTAGTGGACAATTAACTGAGACTATTGCTACTTTTGCATATGCTAGAGATCTCATGATCCAAGCAATGAGAAATCAATTACCTGGTCAAGATCCTAATGTATTAGTTGATTCTTTATCTCCAGCATGTGCTGATGTAGAAAGCACATTAAACACATATCATAGTATTGTTAACACTATTCTTACAGAAGGGCGTGGACTTGTTGAAAAAACTCCAATTAACCAGAATAAATCTGGTAACTGGACTAATTCAGTAACATATTCCAATTACAATATTCTTGGTGATCCTTTACTTCCTGCAGAAGAATGCACTACTGTAATCTCTGCGATGGATTCTTTATACAATAATTTAAGTGATACTATCAAAGAAGAATCTGTAACAAGAAGTTTACCAGATTATATTGATGGTGAAACTACAGACTTTGAATTATATTGGGATGATAATACAGAAGTCAATACAGAAGAAGATGAAGATTTATTTGTTACAATCAACTCTGTATTACAAAGACCTAAGTTTACAGAAAATTATCCACTAAAAGACGCATACTGGATTGATAGGACTGTTATTCCTAACGTAATTAAGTTTGACGTTGCTCCTATATGGGATCAAGATTTAGGTGCTAAGACTATTGGTGAACCAACTGCAGTAGAAAAAATTGCAGGAATTGGCGTTGGTAATTATAAGAGACTTACTATTGACTATGAATTAGTAGATGGTGTCAGAAACGGACCTTTCTTAATTCTTGA